GAACTTGTTTGCTGAGTGCAAAGAGTTGGAAGCTATCACCAAGTTCCAAGCCCGTGCCCGAGCCGAACACTACCGCTTGACGCTCCCTTGGAATGACCAAGGCGCAAGACTGTTGCCCACTGCAGCACTGCTTGAGTATCAGAAGACTATGGGTAAACACAACACCGAGTTCAATCGTTTGGTCGATGCGTTCTTGGACAAGTACGAGACACTCGTAGCAGGGGCAGCGTTTCAACTCGGCACATTGTTTGATCGTGGCGAGTACCCAAGCAGGGGTAAGGTGGCTCAGCGTTTCCGCATGGAGACTTCGTTCACTCCCTTGCCTACTGGCGGTGACTTTAGGTTAGATGTGGAGAGCGAGGTACAACGCCAGTTGATCGCAGACTACGAAGCCAAGCTTGACTCTAAGATTAAAGCAGCGAACCAAGACTCATGGACTCGTTTGTATAACGCTATCAGTAAGTTGAGTGACCGCTTGACTGTCGATGAGGATGGTAAGAAGCGTACGTTCCACGACACAACGGTGACCAATGCCGTTGACTTGTGTGAGTTGTTGCAAGTCATGAATATTACTAACGACCCTGCGTTGACGAAAGCTTCACGTAAGCTTGAGGAGGTATTGTCTGGCATAACACCTAAAGAATTGCGGGAAGAAGATAGCACTCGTGCTTTAACCAAGATCAAGGTGGATGAAATCCTTGGCGCATTTGATTGGGGGATACATGATGGGGAAAGTGAAGGCGATGCGAGTTGAAGCAACCATGGGTAAAGAAGGACGAGCAAAGTCAGACGCCCTTCGGATGCTAGAACATAAGCTTGGGTATCACAAAGACAATCCTATGTACGAATGCAGATACGAAGAGCGTGAAGGTGACTACACACTCAAGCGGTGGCGTGATGGACATGAGGAAGCGTCTCGTGGTCTAGTGACAGACCTACCTGATTGGCTAGAGAGAATCAGGGCAGTCGCAACGGTAGGTGGGCATCTTAAGAAGGTGAACGTGCCCCCGCCCGACAACATCGTATGGTTCACTACCGACGATGACAACAATCTTATTAACTTTATGGAGCTTCGATGAACTATGACAACTTGACCGATGAGGAACTAATCCGATTTGCCGATGGGCATTCGGGGTTAATCAAAGTCTTATCTGAAAGGTTGGAGATGCGGTTGCGTGACATGGAGGATTTATCACGCACCATGCCTGACCCTAAACAACTTAACCTATTTGAGGATGACGATGCCTGACATACAAACAGAAATGCAAAAGATATTGCAAGCTTGGGAAGAACCAACCCACAACCTGAAACAACTAAAGAAACAAAAGAAACAACCGTGTTCAAACCTACAAACAACGTAACGCAAGCAACCTTTAACTTTGTGCGAGACAACTCCGGTTGCGCTCGTAATGATGCAATCCGAATCCTTGTATCGCAGGGACATAAGAAATCATCTGTGTCATCCTTGATTGGGCAGATGCTACGCCAAGGGCATATCTACAAAGATAGCGATGGATTGCTACGCCCTAATGGGAAAGCGTACACACCCATCAAGTCGGCTAAGACAATGGCTAAGCGAGAAGCTAAGGTAAAGAAGCCAAAAAGTTATAAGGTTATAACTTCTAAGACAACTGAGCCAAGTCAAGAGTCATTAGGATTGGCTGCATTGGCACTTGACCACAAACCCGATATGCGTACAAGCATCGACGTCATCATGGATACAGTTAGCCTTAACGATGCGCATGAGTTGTATCGTCGCCTGCACCTGTACTTCGGTGGCTTGGGTAAATGAAATCAAAAGCCATACTGGAGTTTGACTACCCCGACGATGAGGATGCGTTACTGTTCGCATTGAAGGGGCAAGCTATGTATAAGGCGTTGGCAAGTATCAAGATGGTTATGTCTGCACCTTATACAAAGGCTGAGATGGTTAGCCAAATCAAAACTGTACTCAACGAAATCTTTGAGGAGCTAGGGGAATGAAACCCACGGCTAAGCGCATTACGATACCGGTGTCCGAGGGCATTGATAAGATACGAGATCAACTGTCTGCGGATACTGGCATCAAGATGACATACAACCAAGTGCTTGACTACCTGATTCATTTCTATTTAGTACGCACTCAACAACCTGACGCACCACGAACACAATGGAGGAAACTAAAGTGACACAAGATGAAATCCTAGATGCACTGTACAAGGTGGTGCAAGAGAACAAGCACTACACAACGTGGACTGTATCAACCCCGCACTTGGTTGCCTTGGTCAACTTAGCCATCGAGCAAGAGCGTGAGGCGTGTGCAAAGTTGTGTGAAGAGCCGGGTTGGAATGCAGCCAACTGGTGCGCCAAAGCCATCCGAGCAAGGGGACAAGCATGACTAAAGCCGAAGGAGAAAGTATGAAACCAACACCCGGCCCGTGGAGGGCAGTAGGCGGGGCAATACGCCCCGAAAGCGCAAAAGGCTACACAGGTGGCTACGCCCCAATACTCGCAGCGCACCATGACAAGCGACTGCCTGATAACCGTGAGGCGAATGCAAAGTTAGCTGCTGCTGCACCTGAGTTACTTGAATCACTGCAATGGCTGATGCGGCAAGTGCCAGAGCCAAGCCTGCCCGGAGACTACACAACTGGGTATCTGGCTGCAAAGGCAGCAATACACAAAGCTACCGGAAGTTTTAAATGAACAGAGATGAAATTATTAAACTGATTGAAGGCAATGGGCTGACCTTGCATGGAGACATCGAGCATTTTGCCGCCCTTGTTGAAGCAGCAGAGCGTGAGGCGTGTGCAAAGGTGTGTGAGGAGTTTGATCTTCTACATGTTGCAGAAGCTATCAGGTACAGGAGCAAGCAATGACTTGGCCCTTTCCGCCATTCCCAAATCCCAAGGACACGGGCAACCGAGTCCCTAAGTTCAACCCTGATAACCACGAGGATGCACCTGTATGAAAAGACCGCTTAGTGAAACAACCGCAAGACAAACCATAGGCATGATGCGTTCAATAGCAAGCCACATACCGATCAGTCCGTTTCATTTAGCTGCTGCTGATGATATGGAAAAATTACTGGAAGAAGTTTTGAAATACCGAAAGGAAAAGAAAGATGAACGACTGCCTGAGCGTGAGTGGGTTGAACTGACTATGGATGATTTCACAGACATACTTAAATCAGCAAACGGTTTAGAAGTGTGGGAGTTATTCAAAGCAGTCGAAAACAAAGCTCGGGAGAAGAACACATGAAAAACCCACGCGTCATAATTTACACAAGGGATAACTGCCCAAACTGTGATATAGCCAAACGGATTCTTTCGCATGCGAACATCGAATACATAGACGTCGACATCACGCTAGGCAACCGACTGCAAAACTTTTTAGCGGAGTACCCTGATGCCCGTCAGATGCCTCAGATATTTATCAACGACCAACGTGTCGGTGGCGTAGAGGGTTTGAAGGTTGCATTACGCCAGTTAGGGATACTGCAATGAAAGTTTTAGATTTAGTAAGGTATGACCCTGATAGAGGATGCTTTGTTTTGAGAAATAATAACCCCCCGCCACTTAGCCCTTTCCGATGGAAAGAAGACCCACGCCCTAGTATCTTTCTGAAAGATGCGTACTTCCGTACCAAGGGTAGCGGGACACTCGCAAGCGAGGAAGGTCTAGGCTACAAGCAGTTCGGCACTTACACAAAAGCACGACAACCAAACAAACACGAAAGGTCACCCAAGGATGCCACGCCCCAAACCCCCCGAACCACTGATAGGACGACAGATCAGGATGTCTGATCGACAGTGGATTATTTTTAATCAGCTTGGCGGTGCCGAGTGGTTACGTACCATCATCACCAAGAAAACCCCGATGCCCAAGAAGTACTATGACGCACTACTACAGGAGAAATCAAATGATTCAAAGAGCCGATGACACGCAAGTTGGCGGGTCTCACTACAAAGACAAAGCAATCCAACCATGGGACTACATCATTGCCAACGACCTTGGGTATCTCGAAGGTAACGTGGTGAAGTATGTGTCACGTTGGAAAAACAAAAACGGTATTGAGGACTTGAAGAAAGCCCAACACTACTTAGCCAAACTACTGGAGGTTGCAAATGCCAAAATTTAAAAAGAAACCCGTGGTTATTGAGGCCACACAATGGTTCAAGAATGGCGACCATCCAGAAGTTTGGCAAAGCCATGAGTCTGGGTTTGGTGTCATACATACGCTAGAGGGCGACCATACCGTCACGCCCGGCGATTGGATTATTACCGGCGTCAAAGGTGAGCACTACCCATGCAAGCCTGACATCTTTGAGATGACGTACGAAAAAGTAGAGGAGAATTAAATGCAGATACCAAAACAAATATCGGTGGGTAGAAAGACGTATGTCATTACCCGACCGCACACAATCCAAGACCCTGCGTCTTATGGGCGCACGTACTACGACGAGAACCGCATTGAGATAGCGCGGTTCGACAATCAAGGCAACACGTTTGAGCAAGAAGAAATAGACGACACGTTCTGGCACGAGCTTACACACTGCATCCTTTACGACATGGGTCACCCCTTGTGTGACAGCGAACGTTTCGTCACCGCTTTCGCTAACCGCCTTTCTCAAGCAGTCAACTCCGCAAAATTATGAAACAACCCGCATGGTCACACTCAGCCCTCAAAGATTTTGAGGGATGCCAACGCCGATACCAAGAGGTCAAGGTCTTGAAGAACTACCCGTTCACCGAGACTGAGGCAACACGTTACGGCAATCAGGTACATGAAGCTATCGAGCATTACATCGCAGAGGGCAAACCAATCCCTCCTGAGTACGCACAGTTTCAACCCGTAGTGGACGCCATGCTGAAGAAGAATGGGCGCAAGCTCGCAGAGTTTGAGATGGCGCTGACTGTCGACCTCAAGCCTACTGGTTGGAAAGACAAAGACGTATGGGTGCGCGGCATTGCTGACATCTTGGTCATTGACGACGATAACCTGACAGCTTGGGTGGGTGACTGGAAGACTGGCAACAACAAGTACCCTGATAGAGATCAGTTAGTTCTCATGTCGCTCATGGTGTTTGCCCACTTCCCACACATCCGCAAGGTTAACTCTGCTCTGCTATTCATTGTCAAGAACGACATGGTCAAGATGTCGATGGCGCGAGAAGACGCTGACAAACACTGGTGGGACTATCGTGAGCGCACAGCGCGGCTTGAAGCTAGCTTTGCCAATGACGTATGGAACCCAAACCAAACACCTCTATGCGGGTGGTGTCCAGTAAAAACCTGCGAGTTCAACAAGAAACACTAGGAGAAACAAATGGCTGTACATCCCGCAAACGAATTCACAATGACTCCATGTCTTTGCCACATCTGCCATGGAGAAATACGAGAAGACCAATCCGCCATCGAGCACTCAGATCACGGCGTATTAACGCAAAGCAAAGACCCCCGTTTTAAAGCACTCCACGACCACATTGAAGGCTACGTGTCATTGTGGTTTCATCCAGAATGTGCGACGATTATGGCGTTGCGCCTTGCACATGATGTGATGCGCATCAAGATGGATAAAGATCAACCCGCCAGAGTTGTGGACAGCTTGAAGGCGGTCTCAAAAGTTAACCAAGCAAGATAGGAACTAGCATGCCTTACGTAAACAAACCCCGCCCGTACGCAAAAGAGTACGAACAGTATGACGGCACACCGATGGTCAAGAAGAAACGTGCCGCACGAAACAAAGCGCGATCAATCATGGAGAAGGAAGGACTAGTACAAAAAGGAGACGGCAAAGATGTCGATCACAAGAAAGCATTATCCAAAGGTGGAAAAACCGTACGCTCGAATCTCCGCGTCAAAGACGCGAGCGCAAACCGTTCGTATGCAAGAAAGTCAGACCACTCTATTAAGTGACATACCTACCGCAAGACTTATCGATCTCTGGGTAGCGCGTTGGGGACATGAATGGGTTGATCTGGTGGAAGTAACAGAAGACCCATTCTACAAAGACGCGTACGACCGAATGAGAAGAGAAGGTGAACTTGAGATTCACTTCCTAACCGACCGCTCTAAGTATGTGTGTCGTAATCCAAAATAAATCAAGGAGAAGTAAATGGGAAAAGTAAAACAAACAATACAGCTAACCGCAACTGAGGCCGCGCTTGCTAAAAAATTAGGAATAAGCGCTCAAGTGTACGCACAGGCTATGGGGCAAGCACAGGCTATGGGGCAACAACACGTCACTATGACTACGTTCAACCCTAACAATGACCCTGTGTACTCGATACCTTTATCAGAGTTAGTCAACTTATGGCGTGCACGTTATGGGGATACGTGGGTAGATGTGTCGGAGATAGAAGACGACTTCTGGTCTGATGCGTCCGCACGACTGCACACAAACAAAAAGATGGAAGAACTAAACCATCACTCAGACAACTCGCCGTGGGCTAGGCTGAAGGAAGATGCGTAATGCAAATCGTTGACGACAAAGCGCTCGTACTGCGCACGCGCAACCCAAACAAGTACGCAATCATTCCAAAGCATAAGGTGTTGTCTGAAACGGATGGTATCTTTGAAGTCGCTGTGTACTGGGGCTTAGATGAAGCAAGAGTGCTACGCAACCTTGGTGTGAAGGATGTGCCGTCGCCTATCACTAGGCGCTACGACTGGCCGGGAAAGTTTATACCAATGGCTCACCAAATAGAGACAGCGGCTTTCCTCACAATGAACCGCAGAGCGTTCTGCTTTAACGACCCCGGCACCGGCAAGACTTTGTCTGCGCTATGGGCGGCTGACTTCTTGATGAATCGTGGCGAGGTTCGTCGCATACTTATTCTCTGCCCCTTGTCCATCATGCACAGCGCATGGATGGGTGACATCAATCGAAGCGTGATACATAGAAGTGCCATCGTCGCGCACCATGCTCAAGCTAGTCGGCGTATTGAAATGATTCAGCAAGACTACGAGATTGTGATTGCCAACTACGACGGCCTCAACTTAATCGCATCCGAGATCAACGCAGATGGTAGGTTCGATTTAGTGATTGTCGATGAAGCTAACGCATACAAGAACCCATCAACACGTAGGTGGAAAACACTCGCATCAATCATCAAGCCTGAGACGTACCTGTGGATGATGACGGGTACGCCTGCATCGCAGTCGCCAGTAGATGCGTATGGTTTGGCTAAGTTTGTTAACCCAAGCGGTGTGCCTAAGTTCCAGACATCGTGGCGCGACAAGGTCATGAACAAGATCAGCATGTTCAAGTGGGCACCGAAGGCTAACGCCAAAGAGCTTGTGTACGAAGCGCTTCAACCCGCAATACGTTTTACCAAAGACCAGTGCCTTGACTTACCGCCAGTCATCACAGTTACACGCGAAGTGCCGATGACGCCACAGCAGGCTAAGTACTACAAGCTACTCAAAGAGCAGATGCTTTTCCAAGCTGCCGGAGAAACAATTAGCGCAGTCAACGCAGGCGTTGCTGTAAACAAGCTACTGCAAATCAGTTGTGGTGCCGCGTACACAGACGAGAAAGAAGTTGTGGAGTTTGACTCTGCGCCTCGCCTTGGTGTACTGGAGGAGGTATTAGAAGAGACAAGCCGCAAGGTAATTATCTTTGCTTTGTTCCGCTCAAGCATCGACACAATCGTCAACTATCTTACTAAGCATG